CCCGCCGTGTCCAGAATCGACTGGATGCCATCGTGGATGGACGTGCCCAGTTCGCCCCAATTCACGCCCTTCGCCGCCGTCCAGCCTGCCGTGAAGATGTTCTTGAGCCATTCGCCTGCCGCGTCGAGCGTGCCCGTTACGCCGGAAAGAATCGACGTTCCCAGCGCCGTCCAGTCATAGCCGGAAATGACCGCCGCCGCGTTGTCCCAGCTCTGTTTCAGCCCTTCTCCGTCGAACAACGCCCCGAAGAACGTGCCGACCGCATCCGTGACCGTGGTCAGTACGTCTCCCACTGTCGAAATGGCAGTTTTGATGCCTTCAATCGCGCCGAGTACCTTGCCCGCCGCTTCCTCGCCAAAGGCAGCCGTCAGCCCCGCAGAGAACGCCGCCGTGAATCCTGCGCCGCTTTCCAACGCCGCGCCGAACGCCGTCACGCCGTCGCCCAGCTTGGCGACCATGCCCTGCAAAGCGTCGCTGTGCGTATACGCCAGCACAGCCGCCGCACCTAGCCCGACCACGAGCGGGTTCACGCCGGAGAGCAGCGTCAGAACCTTGCCGCCGTTCAGCAGCAGAGGACCCGCCGCAGCCGCCATCGCGCCGATGCGGAAAATGGCATTCTTCGTGCCGTCGTCCAGCGCGTTGAACTTGCCGATCATATTGGTAATGCCTTGCACCACGCCGCGCGCGGCAGGCATCAGCCAGTCGGACAGCGCAATCGCCATGTCCTGCGCGCCGCTTTCAAGAATCGCCAGATCGCCCTTGAGGTTGTCGCCCATCGTGGCAGCCATATCTTCTGCCGCGCCGCCGCAGGCATACATGCCCTCGGTCATCGCGTCCAGCGCGTCGGGTCCCTGCTTGAGCGTCGCCAGAATACCCTTGAGTGACTCGTCGCCGAAGATTGCGCCCAGTGCCGCGTCGCGCTGGCTGGCGGTCATGCTGCTGGTCGCCTTGTCGATATCGCGGATGATAGCGGCATACGAGCGATAGCTTCCGTCTGCGTTGGTCAGCGCGACTTTGGTTTTGCCGATAGCGATTGCGCCGTTCTTGGCGTTGTTCTTCATGTCGCGCAGCATCGCGTTGAGCGTCGTACCACCCTGACTGCCCTTGATGCCCGCGTTCGCCAGCACGCCCATCGCTGCTGCGGTATCCTGCAAGGTCATGCCGAAAGCGTCCGCAGTCGGCGCGGCGTACTTCATCGCCTCGCCCAGCGCCTCGACCGTCGTGTTGCTGTTCGCCTGCGCATAGGCAAAAACATCGGCAGCCTCGCCCGCACGCTCCGCCGCCATGCCGAACGGAGTCATCGTATCGGTCACGATATCCGAGGCTTTCGCCAGATCCATGTTGGCGGCAGCCGCCAGATTCAATACGCCCGGAATACCGGCAATGACCTGCGCATCGTCCCAGCCTGCCAGCGCCATATAACCCATCGCGTCGGCAGCTTCGCTGGCGCTGAATTTGGTCGTCGCGCCCATCTCGCGCGCCGTATCGCGCAGCGCGTCCATCTGTGCCTGCGACAGATTCAGCGACGACATCAAGCCGTAGACGTTCGACATGCTCGCGTCAAATTGCATGCCTGTTTGAATCGCCGCGCCCGCCGCCGTCATCAATGGCGCAGTAACGCCCAGCGTCAGCGCTCTCCCTGCCGTTTCAGCCGCCGCGCCGATGGAACCCAGCGCGCCCGCCACACCGCCGGAGGCGAAGCCGGAGAGCTGCTCGCCCGCCATGTCGATGGCGCTGTTGAAGCTGGACATGTCCAAATCCATGTACGCCATGATCGTACCCGCGCTGATACTCGTGCCCATTCGGCTCACCTCCTTTGCAGCCTGAATCCGCTTTTTGGCAATCAAAAAAGGTCTTTGGAAATGACCGTCTCGCTTCGGTCATCTCCAAAAACCTTGGAAAGAAAAAGCTGACGGAGCGCCCGCTCCGTCAGTGTATCAGCCCATCAGCCGACGAATCATCTCCGCCGCCTCGGCGTTGGTCGTCGTGTTCTGCCTGCCCTTCTGCTTTTTCAGCCGCGCCGGTCTGCCAAAGTCCGGCTCGCGCTTTTCCCGTGCCTGCTGAATCATAAAAAGACAGGTTTCGTCTAGGCAAAACGCCGCGTACTCGTCCTCAATCCCCATCAGGCTGCTGGGGCGCTGCTTGTACGTCGTCGCCAGATGGATCAGACTGACGATTTGCGGGCTGAGAACGAAAGGCTTCCAGCACCTTTGCCCCCTTGATGGCGTACAGATAGATTTGATCCGCCTGTTCTTCGGTCAGGTCAAGTCCTGCCGCTTTCAGCTGCTCCATCGTCGGCTCGGCGAGTGCTTCCTCGACGACAAGACGCATAACCTTCGCCGTTTCCTCAAAAGTCGCGTTTGCGCGGCTCTTGTTCAGTCCTTCGTAGAGCTTCTGCGCCGCCGCGATCAGCGGGTTGGGAATCTTGCCCGCTCGGATCATGCCCGTCAGGCTGGCGCGCTTGAGCCTTGCTACAAACGGCTGCTCCTCCGTCCAGCCCGGCAGCGCGACGATCTCGCCGTTCGCCGCCTTTTCCAGCGCGGCGAGGTTGGTGATGTGCGTGTCCTTTTTTGTGGATGCCATACTGTGAAAACCTCCTTTTGTTGGTTAGCCCCATTATAGGGCTTTATTCGCTTACTGTCCTTTGACGCAGTTCTTAGGTCGGCAGTTCGTCCAGCGGCGTGATGGCAATGGGCGATTCGCCGATCTTCGGTCTGCTCTTGAGCTTATACTCCGGCGCGAAAAAGTCGCCGTCCTTGATCTCGATATCGGCGGGCGCACCCTTACAGTGTTCGCAGGTGAATTTCAAATAACCCGTCGTCTCTCCGTCGCCGTCCTTCTCCTCGGTATAGATGTTGACCGTGAACGGCGTTCGGTTCACCACCTCGCCCATCTTCGGACCCGTGTATCCTTCAAACTTGCCCTCCGCGCCGGTCGTACTCACGCCGCCGTCCACCAGCGCAAACACAGGCGGACTCATAACCATATCCTTCATGGTCAGGTCATAGCCCTTCGTCAAGTCCTCCGTCTTGAGCTGCGCCAGCAGCCTGTTCAGCTTGCGCAGCTCTTTTTCTTCGCCTTCCGAGACAAAGGCTTCCAGCTTCATCTCGTTGGCGGTATCGACCACATAGGTCTTGGGCGTGGTTTCCTCCGTCACCAGTTCCACGCGGGCGACGTTCGCCAGCGGAATCTGCACAATTTTCTCGTTTGCCATACTTCCTCCTAGCGGTCTGAGACCGCGTTCACTTCCGCCGCAGCTTACCAACTCAAAAAGTTTTGCGCACGCGGGCAGACTTTGTACGATTTCCTACGATAAAATCGCGCGCAGCGCCTGATACTCCAGCGATTGGCTGCGTGCGTCAAAATCTTCTTCCAGCATCTCGATGCCCTCGTTGCCTGTCGGTCGAAGCTGACTTTTCAGCCCGCGCATGATCCGCCTGACCTCCGCCACGAAAGCGGGCAGGTCGCCGCCCACGCGCGGCACAAAGCAATAGAGCGTCACCGTCCGATAGCCGATTCCCGCCGCGCCGGACATACCGCGCGCGTATGCGCCGCCTCCTCGGACGACCACATACGGCGCGCGGCACTTGCCGGTCGCCACGCCGGGCTTATAGGTCAAAATGCCGGATGCGGTCAAGTGCTCCATTGCCCGCTGGCATGCGTCCATCTATCTGACCACCTTCCGCAAGTCGTCCATGATTTTCTGCTCGTTCGCCTGCACGGTCGCCCAGAGGATCGCGAACCTGCCTTCATGCCCCAGCTCCAGATACGCGCTGTATTCCATGTTGCCGGATACGCCCATGCGCAGCTTCTTCCCCTGCCAGCCGGAGTATCCGGTGATGGTCTGGCGCGCAAGCCCTGTCCTGTCCGTCCATCCGGCGTTGCGCTTGGCTTCTCCCTCCATGCGTGCCGCAGCATTCTGCCCGACCTTCTCGGCGGCGAACATGCTGCGCTGCTTGATGGCGGACATATTCGCGAGAAAATCCTTTGCGTCAATCCGCAATCCCATCCGGTTCGCCCTCTTTCAGCACCACGTCGCAGAGGATGCCCATCTGCGCGTCGGCGTGCAGCACCGTGTACCATCTGCCCGCGATGTTCAGCCCGTCGCCCTCCTGCAAGCTCCGCGCCGTATCGCCGAGGGCACAGCACAACCTCGGCGCGTCCATCCGGGCGATTACGCCGGGAATATCCACCAGCACATTGGCGGTCTGACCGCGCTCATAACGCACGCCGTACACGCAGCCGATCTTCTGCGCGCCGCCTATCGGCACGCCGTTCGCGTCCCGCTGCACGCGCCAAACCGGCACGCAGACCGCGCCATACGCCGCCAGCGCGTGCCGAAACGTCGCTTCCGCCTGCCGCATTGCAAAGCCGCTCATCATGTGCCGTCCGCCCTTCCTGCCGGTTTCGTCCCGTTCGGGCGCACGCTCCGCGCTCTGCCCAGCCAGTAGGCGCGCTGATCCGGCAGCTCCGTGCCGCCCGATAGCCGCACCGCCGAGTTCTCTGCTTTGCGGATCAGCACGTCATACGCCGCGCGGCGCACGTCGCCCTCGTGCAGCTCCAGCAGCATCGCAAGCTGCGCATCCGTATACATCCGGGCGGATGCGGGCGGCGACATACAGCCGCAGCCCGTTTCCGTATCCCCGCCCGGCGTGTCAAGCTCCTCAGTCAGCAGCTTGAGCCGTTCAAGGTCAGTCATGCTTTTCACCTCGTCTGCAAAAACGTCCGGCTTTGTGCGCTTCCGGCTTCACGGGGGGGCTTATCGCTCGCCCCCGTGTCCCCTTCTCTGTCATTATGCCTCACGTTTCAATTTTGCACGGAATCCCCACACAGGCAGCCCGTTTGCAGGCTTCCAGCAGGAACGCCTGTACATCCGCCTGCACGTCTTCGCTGTTTCCCCGCACATAGTCCGCGTCCAGCACGTCCACGTTCAGGCTGAGCGACGTGGCGCTGTACGTCGCATGCAGCATCACCTTCTGGTTATTGCTCGCGTCGCGGATATCCGCGTTCAGGCTGATGCTTTCCCTTGTTTTCAGCATTCATCAGCCCTCCCCGTCCAGCGTCGCATCCTTCGCCGCAAGGCTCACGCGGAAGCCGTCGAGCTTATTCTTCGGAATCCAGAGTTCATGGAACTTGCGATAGTCAAGGTGCCACGCGCGCGCCTTCTGCCATGTCTCCGGAGTGAACAGGCGCATCTTATCGGTCTTGGAAACCGCAATCGGCGCACTGCGCGGGCAGATGATCCAGTTGATTGCCTGCGCGCCCTCCGCCTTGGCATAGCCGCCCTTGTCCGCCTTGTTGATGGTGATGCGGCTGTTCATGCGCGCGGTCGGCGCGGGCAGGATCGGCACCTCGTCGATCACCTTCACGCGGGTTTCAATTTCGCCGCGCTTGAAGTTGGTTACGTCGAGCTTCTTGGAAATTTCCGTGCTCGTGGAGAGCATCGTGGCAATCGTGCTGGAGAGGATCACGACCAGCGGAACGTCGCTGCCCACTGCGTCGCGCACACCGCCGATATCGGTCTGCAATTCCTTGTAGACCGAATTGGCCGCCGCCGTATACGCGCTTCTGCGCTCCTTGCCGACCAGCGCGGCGATCTTGCTCAGGCGGTAAGCGTCCACCTCCGGCACAACCTTCGTGCGCT